GAGGACATAAAAAAAGCCGTTTACAACTGCCCTCGGTAGGAACCCTAGAGTAAAAACCAAGGGCGAGAGCATGTGTAAACGGCTTCAATTTATTGCTTCCTACGGCAACGATTAAATTATAAGCACATTTTTTATTTGATGTCAAACCATTCAGGCTTAAGAATCATCAATTGATACAAACGACCCGTTGGAATCATCTTCCATTGGTGTACAGCACCCCTTGTGATGCCCAAGATTCTGGCAAGCTCACTCTGTGAGCCAGCAAGGGTGATAGCCTTTTGTTTGTCCATTTGGTAAGTATAGCAAAATGAACAAAGCCCATTTGCAAAAAAGCAACATCTAAGGGAAATCCCTATCAATTATTTTTAAAAAGTTGTTGATTGCCGTATAGAACGCTATACAATCACCCCATGCCCTGAACTTCTCGGGGTCTTTTAAGGAAATCAAAATGGCAACATCTTGGACAAAAAACCAGTTAGTAATTTGCTTCAATGACTATGACAACACATGGTCAGTCAAAACTATTCCTTTGACATTAAAGCAAGCAATTAAATTTGTAATTCATGTCACACATGGTCATGTGTTTCACAAGAACTACAAGATTGTCAGTCTGACAGAGTGGGAAGCAATGCAAAAAGAAACCACCAAGGAGTCAGCATGATTATTAGCAAACTTCAACACAGCTTTGAAAATGTAGTGTCATTTGACGATGGCGAGACCATTGAGATCGTCACAGTCGGTTATGACTACTACCCCGCAGAATTTAATCTGCCCTACGACCACAACACAGCAGAAATCTTTGATGTGTTTGTGTTTGATGCACAGGGCAAGCACATCACTTATGACATCCCCAATGACGAATACAAGCGTCTGACAGAAGAAGCCAAATCACACTTTCACACTTTGGAGGCCGTATGAAATCTAAGATCATTCAAACAATTGTCGAATGGACATTGGCGATCATCATCTTTGGTGGTATCGGTGTGATGTTGGCATGGAGGGGTTGAACATGAAAAATGAACCAGCATTTCCCTTCATGCACTTTGATTTAGCAGAAAACGAACATGGCATGACCTTGCGTGACTACTTTGCGGCTAAGGCTATGCAGGCAATGACAGAAAGGAGAGAGGCACAGCAACCATTTGTTGCTAGACAGGCTTATTTGATGGCAGATGCAATGCTGATAGCGAGGGAAGCATGATTGATCAGATCAAAGATTATTTCCGTGTTCCATCACCAAAAGAGTTGGCTGCTAAAGAACTTGAAACTGCCCAACGCAAGCTGTTAGAGGCTCTTAGCGCCCAAGAATATGCCAAGCGCATGGCTGACTATCACTCAGACCGAATCAAACGCCTCACAACTTATTTGAAAGACGAATCATGAAAATGTTTACATTCACCCTTCTCTGCACTCTCGGCATCGTCACAACTGGATGCTCAATGATGCCTGGTCATGTGCCAACACCTCCCAACCAAGACCTGATTGTTGACAAGCAAGTTCAGCCAATGGGTCGCAATGAAGTGATTGATGCAGTGCGCCAGTGCGAGTCATCAGGACTTCGTGCTATTCCCCTTTACGCAAAACGCAAGGTCGGTGGTTACACAGTTGAGACAGTCATTGAAGTGTCTTGTGGCCCTAAATATCAATTCTAAGGATTCATCATGTCAATCGCTAATTTACTCAAAACCAATGTCAACGATCACACTGAGAAGAAAGCCAATCTGACTTATCTGTCATGGGCATGGGCATGGGCTGAAGCAATCAAAGCAGACGCTAAAGCCACCTTCAAGGTTGAGATGTTTGGTGACAAGTGCTTCATGGACATCAACGGCACAGCAATGGTGTGGGTCACAGTCACCATGTTTGACAAGCCAATGACTTGCCAGCTTCCCGTTATGGATCACCGCAACAAAGCCATCGTGAACCCTGATGCTTTCCAAGTGAACACAGCCATCATGCGTTGCATGACCAAAGCACTCAGCTTGCATGGCCTCGGTCTGTACATCTACGCAGGGGAAGATTTGCCCGATGGTGCAGAGCCTGAGTCAACAATTGACCCTGATAGCATGGCAGACCTATTCAAAGCTATTGAGCAAGCCACCACTCAAGACGAATTGAAGTTGGCTTACAAGATCGCATATTCTGCTTGTGATGGCGACAAAGCCTGGCAGATCAAAGTTATTGCAGCCAAAGACAAAGCAAAGGCCAAACTATGAAAACTGAGGAAGATGATGAATTTGACCGCATTGAGCATGAAGCCCTGATGCGATCTGGTCAGCCCTATCACTACGATGTGTTTGTGTCTGTATCACAGCGCAATCAAGTCTTAGATGAAGTGGCGGCAGAGATTCAAAAGATGACCGCCTTTGGTCAAGACACATTGGACAGTTTTAGCGTTTACATAAAAGGAATGAAATCATGATTGAAATGATGGATCAAGGCACAGAGGAATGGTTCACCATTCGCATTGGCAAAGTCACAGCATCCCGTGTGGCAGATGTGATTGCCAAGACAAAGACGGGTTATAGCGCCAGCCGTGACAACTACATGGCTCAGTTGGTGTGCGAACGCCTGACGGGTCAAAAGGGTGAGAGTTTCACGAACGCTGCCATGCAACACGGCACAGAGACAGAACCCCTTGCCAGAGCCGCTTATGAGGCGCTCAAGGATGTTTTAGTTGATGAAGTGGGGTTTGTACCCCATCCCTCAATCATCATGGCTGGCGCTTCTCCTGATGGCATGGTGGGTGATGATGGTCTGATTGAGATCAAATGCCCAAATACAGCCACGCACATTGACACGCTGTTGTCCCAAACAGTGCCTGGCAAATACAACACCCAAATGCAGTTTCAGATGGCTTGCACAGGGCGACAGTGGTGTGACTTTGTGTCTTTTGACAATCGTCTGCCAGAGGAACTTCAATTGTTTGTGACAAGAGTCCCACGGGATGAAGTGTTCATCAGACTAATAGAAGCAGAAATTGTCCAATTCCTTGCTGAGTTGGATGACAAGATCAATAAACTTATGAAAGTCAAAAATGTCTAAAAAACTCTATGAAATCACCATCGTGTCAGGTAAGTACACGAACAAAGATGGTCAAGAGAAATCACGCTACCAAACCATTGGCTCGGTTATTGAGACCAAGAACGGCCCGATGCTCAAGTTGGACAGCATCCCACTGCCTGATGGTGGATGGAATGGTTGGGCATACATGAACACCCCAAAGCCTAGAGAAGATTTCAAAGGCTTGCCAAAGGATGATGACATCGATTTTTAATTAACGGGGGCTTTTGCCCCTAACAAGGAAACATCATGGACTATAAAGACGCATTTAAAAAGATTTTCGCCATACCTGAATTCCCAAGAGTAAGGTCATCAGACCCACTCACATCGTTTGAGGCGGCAGAGTCAATCAAAGATTCTGTCCCCCAACACCACCAAGTTATCTTGGATTGTCTCCAACAACATGGGCCACTAGGCAAGGATGGCATCTCAGCCCGTACCGACCTAGATGGCAATCAAGTCGCTAGGCGGCTTAACGAAATGAAAATAATTGGTTTGATTGAACTGACAGGCAACACAGTCAAATCAAACTCAGGCAGAAACGAACGGGAGTGGCAAGCAAAATGAGCAAAGGCAGCGCACCAAGGCCATTTCAAGTGGCAAATGAAGAATACGCACAGCGTTGGGATTTAATTTTTGGTAGAGACAATGAGCAGAAAAAAAACACACAGAAAAATCTGGATGCTGATCAATCCCCTGCGTCACGCCATATTGGGGGCGGGGATAACCGAAACCAGAGTGCTGGACAAGCTAAGAATAAGGGAACTGGCGGCAATTGAGGCAATGTCTAAGGGCATGGGGACAATCGTAGAGTGGCAAGAACTTGCCGACATGATGAACATTTGTGAAGTCATGGCCTCTGTAGGAGGGATTGGCCCTGAAGCCTTGCCACATTGCCAAGATGCTCAAAAAGCGCTTGAGGAAGCTGCTAGACGCTTTGAATCAACAGGCAAGATGGGCTTGTCGGGTATTGGTCTAAACGCCATCAAGGAAGTCTATGAATATCATGATCTTCAGCGTTCTAGCGTTCCTCGCAGTGTCTATGAGCAAATGATCGTCAAGACAAGAAACAGAGTTAAAAGCAAATCAAAAGAAGTAGTAGAAATTAAATGACAGAGCCACGCTATTTACACCCATTTAAAACTTGCAATAAATGTGACGAACAAAAGCCTCCAGAGGGAGGCATTGACATGGGACACAAATGGATTTGTCAGTCCTGTTGGATCATGAGACTGACAGGGAAACACTTACGCCAAAATCAAGTTAAGCAAACAACCTAGTGCCTTGTTTGTCAATGATCAAGGCTTGCTTGCGGGGTGTTCCACCCTCTTGATTGGGGATGCTGATGTGTGTCCAGCGATCAAACTCCCTGATCACTT